GGCGTGTCGGTGGGCGTGTCGGTGGGCGGTGCCACCGGTGCCGAGGCGTGGCTTGCCACACGCCAGCCCATGCGCCGCAGGGCGTGCACGGTGGCGCTGCGCACCGTCTGCACCTGCACCATGCCGTCGGCGGTGTATACGGGCACCAGGGCCTCGCCAGGTGTGTGAACGCGCTTGCGCGCCTTGTCTGCGCCTGTGGCGCGCTTCGTCATTGTGTACATCTCAGCCACCTTCTGCGAACGGTCTTATCCACTGCGACAGGGCCCTGGCCACGGGGGCGGGCCAGCCACCAGCTTCGGCACCACCGGCACCCTGCCCGCTGCCGATGCCACTGCCCAGGCGATACGAATACTGCCCGATCTTTTCTTGCTGAAAACCCTGTTTTGAACCGGTGTTCCAGTCATGCACTGCCAGCAGTGTGGCGGCGCGCTGCAGGCTGGCGTCGGGGCTGCCGCCTGCCCATCCAGCGGTGTGCGTCACCTCGACAGCTTGAGGCCCCACTGGCCAGCAGCCTGCCGACGAATAGGCGCCGCCATACTTTCGGCGCAGGTGGCCGAACTCGCCCACCCGGCTGTCGAGATAATAGCTGGCAGGGTCCAGCACCGCCCCGCTCACGCTCACGCTGTCCACCGAAATCACCGGGTACTGCTGCAGCCAGAAGCCCGCCACAGGGTCCACGATATCGTATGCCGACGTGTACGCGGTGGGCCCACAGTCAGTGAGGTGGAAAATGCCCAGCAGCTGCGCGTTCACCCCGTCAATGATGCTCTGCAGCACCACATCGTACTCGGTGCCCGTGATCGCCAGTGTGGCCTTCACGGTGGCGAGATCGGTGAAGCATGCCACGGGCTAACTCCCGACGACCTGGGCGTGGTGGTATTCGACCACCCGCGCCTCGACCTCGGCGCGCTTGCCAGTCGTGCTGATATGGCGGTCGCTCGCATACTTTCGCAGCGCGTTCCACTCCATCTGTCCGAGGGCATAGTCCAGCGCAGACAATCGCCGCACCTGCTCGGGGTTCGGCGTGCGGCCCAGGGCGATGTGCCAGTCGGAGGTCACGTCACACCAGCCAACTTTCACGGCACGGTCAGCTGCGGCGCCCTTGCCCACGGGCACGAACATGGTGATGGCGTCGCCACCACCGCGCACGCTGGGCGCTGCCACGCCACGCAGATTCACGTCATAGCTGGCGAACCGCTGTTGATGCGCCATGCGCGGGTCGCGGTCGAACCGCTGCAGCACGCGCTCATACGTGCCAGGGTCGGGAATGATGCTCGACGGGTGCATAGCCGCTCCGGGGTATGCTGCAGCCTATCACGGGTTCAGGCGTTGCGCGTCGAACGCAGCACCCGCACGCACGTGGGCCCCGGTTGCCAGTCGGCAGCCAGGGCCCAGCGGTGCGGGTATCTGTCGCGCCTACTAGGCGGCGTCGATGCCCACCAGAATGCCGGTGCCACGGGTGTTCGCCAGGACGAGCGCCCCATCCCAGAACAGGTCGAACTCGTCGAACTGGCTGGACCGTTTCGCCAGTGGCATAACCGTGAGCGAGGTAAGCTCCTCAATCCACACGTACCGGGTGTTCACCACCAGGATCGCGGTGGTCGTGCTGCCGGTGTACGCGGTCACGCTCGCCCCGTCGAAAGTCAGCACGTCAGGCATCGACGTGGTGGTCACGATGGGGATGCCGTCGTAGGTGCGAACCCGGAAGCCCGCGCCGATCTCGGTCATATCGTTGAACTGCTGCTGCGCCTGCAGGGCAGCGTTGAGCAATCGGCGTCCCTTGTACGATGCCAGAATGACGAGGTCGTTTCGGGCAGCACTGCCCTTCACCACGTCAATGGTTTCGTCGATCTTTTCCAGGGTCAAGGCGTCGCCCGTGACGAGCGTAGTCTGCAGCACGATCTGCGTGGCTGCGCCTTGCGTCAGGGTGATAAGCCCGTCGAACTGGTTGGCATCAACGGCGATGTCGCCGGTGATCAGACCGTCCTCGAAAGTCTCGGAGAAGTCGCCAGTGCGACCGGAGATTTCGCCCGCGAGAATGTCGCCGTAGCTGCGGCCAGTGGCCTGCAGTTTCCGGGTCACAGTGCCACGGGTCACGAGCGATTTGTACGCGAAGCTCACCTGGGCATAGCTGCCCTCGATGCTGGTCGGCTCGGTGGTGTCGTTGAGCCACTGCGCCGACGTGCCAGGGGTGCGGCGGTTGATATACGCGGCGTTGCCCTGTCCAGGCATGCGCGGCAGCACTGCGCTGGCGCCGAGTTCGCGCAGGTGCAACTGCTGCACGGTGCGGTTGATGAACGTCTGCAGCAGAACGCTGCCTGCTCCTGCTACGTTGAGCGCACGTTCGAATGATTCGCGGCGGGCGGGGTCGCTGGCGCCGAGCCATTGTGGAGTCGTTGACATGATACTCTCCTACTGCCACGCAGATCGGTGATTGGGGTCGGTAATGATGCCATCCTGCTCGGCGGCCACCAGCAGGTCGCGCAGCGTCAGGTCGAGCTGCGAGCGAGTCACCTTGGTTCCCGGCACGGGTTCGTCGGTAACGATGCTGATGGACCGTTCGGCAACGGCTGCCACGGTCGGTGAGCCAGTGCGTGCGCGCTGGACGAGCGCGTTCGCTGTGCCAGTGGCGGCGGGGCCCTGGGGAATAGCCGGGGCGACACTGCGACCCACTCGCATCGGGCGGGTGTTCGCTACTGCCAGCGCAGCTTCGGCAGTCTCGGCGCGGGCTGTCGCGTCGGCAGCACTGCGCTCGGCAGCTGCCACACGGTCGCCCAGGTCGGGGTCGGGGGTCGGGTCAGGGGTCGGCGCTGCAGTGTGGGCGGTCGTTTCCAAGACTGCGACGCGCTCAATGAGCGGCGCCGTGGCCTCGGTAACTGCCGACCGCAGGGCCTCTTGTACGGCTGCGAGATCTTCGGCGTTCATAGCGTGCTCCAATGGCTGTGCGTCATCGGGAGCCGATGACGAAGTGGGCAGCGCGCTTCTGCGAGCGTCGGATAACGCATCGTGGCCCGCTGCCGGTGTGGTGTCAAGTGCTGCAGATCCTGACACCTGCAGATCGGCGGCCAGATCGGCCACCGTGTCGCGGGTGTCGGGCGCTGTCGCGTCGGTGGTTGCAAGTTCTTTTTCGTTGTCGTCTTCGTCGTCGTAGCTGTCGCGTGATTCCTCGGACTCGTCGTGGTCATACGCTATTTCAAGCACTAGCGAAATCGTGCCGTCGCCGTTGTCGGTGGCGGCGACCACGTGGCGCTCCTGCAGGGTGTCGCGCACCAGCTGGGCCAGGGTCGGCGTGGTGCAGACTACTTGCCCTTCTGTGACGCGCTGCGCCAGGGCGGTGGCCCGGTGCACCTGGGCAGCGCCCTGCAGCGCGGTGCGCAGCGACACGATGCCGAAGCTGTCGGGGTTCGCCGGGGCACGGGTCACTGCCAGATGGTCAAGTTCGACGCCCTGCACGATCACGCGATCGACATCGCCATCCTCATTCTGCACGACCTGCAGGTGCGTGAACCAGCCGCCTATCGACTGGCCGATGTCTTCGCCGCGCATGACGCGCCGCACCAGGGCCTGCGCCAGCGGCTCGTCGCCGTATAGCTCGACCGTGACGCGCAGCAGGAACTGCCCTTCGGCTTCGTTGTATGCCTTCGCGACCGTTTCGGCGGGCACCACCTCGGCGTGCACGGTGCGCCCGATGATTTGATCCCACTCGATCGCCCCGTCGCCGTTGCTGTGGCGCGGCAGGTATGGCACGCCACCACGGCGCAGCATCTGCACCGCCATCACTTTGAGCGCCCGAAGGCTCATTTCGGTGCCGTAGAAGTCCACCGACGTGCTGCTGGCAATACCGCTCACCAGCGGTTTCTGCAGCGTCACCTCGTCATCGCTGCCAGTGTCACCGGTGGCAGCGTCGGGGAGCAGTATGCCGTCGCCGTCATCGTCAATCACGCGGGCGGGGCTGTCGTCGCCGTTGTGCCCCACATCGGACAGGGCGCGGGCCTGCAGGGGCTTGTCGTCGCCGTCCAGCGCCAGGGCGCTGTCGGTCATGGCGACAGCTGCGACGGATCGGGCCACCGACATCGGCGCACTGAATGGCAGGCGGCAGCGCACGGCGAACGTGCGTCGCCCTTGCTCGTCCACACTGTCGGGCGCGGCCCAGTCAATGCCTTTGATAAGTCCTGCGATAGCTGACTCTGCGCCCATTGGGGCCCTCCGCGCTGTGGGAATGCAGTGCGCGCCTCGCCGGGCGTCGGGCATACCCTATCCCCCGAGGTGGTCCTGCGTCAATCAGCCAGGTTCACCCGTCCTGCGGTCCTATCTCGATCGCGTTGCCTGTCTCTACCTCTTGTTTCGTCCACATAACCAGCACGCACCGGCAGTTCCCACGGCATTCGGTATCGCCACCGGGCACCGTCGGCAGCGACGAAAGCGGCACGAACCCTCGGCTGCCCTGGTCTTCGCAGGTGGCGCACATCGCACCGTCGCCCACGTGCACCCACTCGACCATCCACTCGGCTGCTGTCAGCTTGCCATCGACCACCGACGAGCTGCCTTCCAGCAGGCCCTGCGCCAGCGTGGCGTTCGCCAGTTCAACCAGCCTGCCCGACCACGATTTCACCCGGTGGTGCTGGGCGACGAACGCCCCCTCCATGGCCTCGGATGCGACAGCCACCGACACCTCGGCATCAAGGTTCGCCGGGGCAGTGCCTGGGCTCTTGGCACGCAGGGCCACCAGCGAGTTGATGGTGGCCTGGGCGCGGGCCCGCAGATCGGACAGCAGCCCGCTGGGCTGGGCCAGATATTGCATGGCGCGAGCACCGTATTGCGTAGCGTCTGAACGCCAGTCCTGCAGCACCGGCTGCCCTGTCCAGTCGCGAGCACTGTTCAGCCCGATCCGGGCAGCCTGCCGGTAGAGCGGATCGGTGGCGATTGTCCACTCGCTATCCAGCTTGTCGAGCGTAGCGTTGATTTTCTGCACCAGCTGGTCGGCAGCTTCCTGCGACAGCTTGCCGGGGCGATACGCCGCACGCACCGCAGCCGTGGCCTCGGTCGCCGCCTTCGCGTACAGCGGATTCACGATGCGGGCATAGTCGCTCACCACGTCGTGCAGGCCCACCAGGTCCAGCACGCGCTGCCCGCTGAATACCCCTGGGCGCTGCCATGCGCTTGGGAGATCGGGGTCATACACCAGGGCGCGCAGGCTGGGCGCGTGGTCGTGCCCGTGGTCGTGCTGCATGGCGGCAGGTGCAGCTGCAGCTGGTGCAGCTGGTGCGGCTGCCGCCTGGGCGTCGCCAGGTGCGGGCGGGGGCGTGTCAGCCGGGCCCGCTGGTGGCGCGTCAGGGGCTGCCGACGGCGTGCCGTTGCCACCGTCCAGGCCCACCACCGAGGCCAGTGGGAACACGCCCTGCCCGGTGGTCAGCGTCACCACGTCACCACCGACCACGGGGGTGTCGCCCCGGATCGCCCGCGCCTCGTTGCGGGTCAGCAGGCCCTCGCGCACCAGCGACACCAGCGTGGCAGCCATGGCCTTCTGGTCGTCTGCCGACAGCTTGCTCTCTCGGTCGAACCGAAAACGCACCTTCGACGGGTCGCTGACCACCAGGGGCAAGATCCTGGCGTTGACCTTCGCTTCGACTAGCTCAAGGATCGGGTTGATAAGGTGTGAACCAGCCACCTCTAGTTGCACCTGCCCGACGGCGCGGGGGATGTCCTCGGACGCGCCCATCTCGATCGGCATGACACCGAACACGCGCCATATCGTGCGGCGAACCCGGTCAACCACATTCACCATATCGGTGTCTTTCGCGTTATGCCGTAGCTCAACCCAGTGCGCGCCCGTTGCCTTCGGGTCGGGGTTCGTTATCACGCGAACTTTGTGGTCTTTCCCGCGCAGCTGCTGCAGGTCGGCCTTCGCAGACTGTGCCGCCTTGCCAGCGATGCCAGTCAGCACCAGGATGCCGGGCGGAATCTCGTCGGCGTCGAAGGCCAGCATGCTGTGCTCGGCGGCGCGCAGGACGGTGATAATCTCGTTCACCAGCGTTTCGATCAGGGGGCAGCCCAGGGGCGAAGCGGTGTTCGGGAATAGGCGTAGATAGGTGATCTGACCTGGCTCAAACGCGGGCGATATTGATGCTGCGTCGCTGTCGTCAACCTGCCAGAAGCCCGACAGGCCAGTGGCGTTCTGCCGGTAGCCCAGCAGGTGCCCGAAGGTGTCCACCACGGGGGCCACCGTGCTGCCGCGCAGGGCTACGAGTTCGTCGAGGTCGCCGGTGGGCTCGACGGTGCCGTCTGCCTGGACCATACCGCTGAACACGTTTTCGATCACACCAGCATCGAAAACCAGCAGGTCAGTGCCTGTTTTCGTCCATAGTTCCTGCCATGTTTCGCCATCACTGTTCGGCGCCTTGAGAAATGCGGTCGCCTGGTCTGCATCGTCTTTCGCGGCTTGCCAGCCGGGGTCGCTGGGCGCCAGGGTCGGCTCGACCAGCCAATCCCACGTCGCAACGCGCCGCACGATGGCGTCGATAGCGGCGCGCACGTCGGGGGTGCGCTGGTACACCAGCCACAGCTGCTCGTCACTCAGCAGCCGATCGCTGCGAGCGTACTGCTCGGAATGAGGACTGGTAGATCCTGCGCCGAACAAGGTGTTCGCAGCGTGTCGGCCCACCCGTTCGCGCACGCTCATGGCGGGCGCAGCTGCCTGTTCGACTGCCAGCCACCCGCCCGTTTCGGGCGCTGGGCGCTGCAGCATCACCGTTCCCGTGGTCCATGCCTGTAACTTGTCCATTCATACCTCTGCCCGCAAGATAGCACGCGCCCGCCGCCACAGCCTGCCGCCTGCTGGGCTGCCGGGTCCAGGGGTACAACTGCACCAGGGGGCGCACAGTGCAAAGCACAGCAGATGGTCGGCGGTGGGCAGTGGCAGCGGCTGCCGTGGCAGGGGTGCCCAGGTGGCTGGCGTTTCGGTGGCTGTTCGCCCAGGCGTATAACGCCCACCAGCCGCAGAAGTCGCAGGCGCGCACGAAGCAGCACGCCGGGCAGGTAGCCGCTGCCATTGTCGAGGGCATGGGCGGCAGCATTATGGCCCCGCCGCCTCCTGGTCTGGACGAAGACGCCGAGTGGCAGGCGTTCGTTGATGCGGCCAGAGTGCTTGATTATGGCCAGTGCAGCAGCCTCATGGCGCTTGTCATGGCCCAGCAGTGGCCCGACCTGCTGCGCCCAGGCTGCTGCACAGCGCCGTGGAATAGCACGCGCACCAGGCTGGCCCTGCTGCTGTGCGACCTGCAGGTGCAGCAGCGCGCGAACGATGCCGGATGGATTGAGGGCGTGGGCTATCCCAAGAGAGGCAGGAAGGGCGGGAATCGTCGTGGGAAGAAGCGGTAGCGGCTTGACAGTGTACCAGCGGGGCGGGTACGTTGACGGGCCAGGAGGCACCATGACCCGCAGCACCCGCAACGCCCGCCCCGCCACCACCCGCGCCGTGGCATACCTTCGCGTATCGACTGCCCAGCAGGCAGACCACGGCGTATCGCTGGACGCCCAGCAGGCGAAGGTGCGGGCATACGCCAGCCTCTACGACATCGACCTCGTGGCGGTCGTGGTGGACGCTGGCGCCAGTGCCAAGTCGCTCAAGCGCGACGGGCTGCAGCAGGCCCTGGCCATGCTGGACAACGGCACCGCCGACGCCCTGCTGGTGGTCAAGCT